GTCTCGTCCGCTCCGGTCGCCAGCTGTGGACCTGGCTCGGAACGAATTTTGATCCTTCTGAAGCGTGCACTCAAATGGCGCATGCACATCGTCACAAAGCGATCTGCCGTGCGGCGCGACATCCCCAGTTGAACAAACCGGTCTGCCGTCGACCGCAGGCATGCTTCCTGCTGTGACTGATCACATTTACTGAGGTCGCCTTCTCCGACGTGATGTCCTCCATCATATCGTCGATGTTGCAAACTCTTCAGCTTGTGATCGCTCCAGATGGCGTCATCGCCGGCGATGGCAATGACGTCCCACCCATCCTCGATTGCCCGCGCAATCTCGTTCAGATCCACACCTTGCAGTCCTGAAGCGAACCATATCCGGATGGGGTGTCCTTCGCAAATGAACACTCTTCCATTGAATATCTCGTGCATCTTAGCCGCACAGCTCCGCGTCTCAGGAGCGTGTAGCGTATGGTACACCTGTTCGTACACAGTGATAGCCCGGGGCACGATAGTATAGACTCCATTAACGAGTTTTAGATATATCGTCTCATTGACCTTCACCGCTGCTTTCTTGCGAATCTCACCCAGAAGTTCTCGCCGTGTATTGCCTTCTTCCTGCATTTTGTAGCATTCCAAGAACAACTGCCCTTTCCGTCCCGGGAGCGCTTTCGCGCAATCCTCAATGGACGTCTTGTCAGTAATATGTTGCTGGATCATTGCAGAGAGGCGTGCCGACGACGTGTTCCACGTCACCGCCAATAGTGCTTCGTCCTGCGTGCCCACGAACGGCACGTGCAGACGCGAAATCACGCACGACAAGAGATTACGTTCCGTTTTGGCTGGCTGCGACAACATGCCATTAGACACTAAAACGGGGTAACACTTCTGAGAGAACGGTTGCTCTTCGAGCCTTTGGAAAGCTTCGTCTGGTGTGCATTCAAGTCCATCCACCCAGACCTTCACTTTCCCGCGATACGGGCCGCCTATCATGGCAGTGGCGTCGATAGCCGGTATGGTCACGTCCTCGGGAACCGTGCACACACCTGTGACGCCGGTTCGGCGCTCGCTACCTGCCTCCTCGTTTCGCGCGGACAACCATTCGTCAAAGATTGTCCGACTAGTATACGCGTAAGCCCGACCGCACCCGCCGATTAAAACCAGCACAGATATCAGCCAAGCAGTCCACGTATCCCGACTGTCTCCGCCGACAGCCGACGCCCCTAGCTTTGAGGCGATTACCCATGAGATGCAGATCACGATCAACACAACAACCAAGACACGTAGAAGTTTGAGCTGCGTATTTTCGCGAGCAGCCGGAACGGCCACCGCGCGCGCCTCTATCATCTGTATGTCTGCCTCACGATGTTCATATCGCAAAGCGTTGAGTTTCTCGGCTACCCGGCGACGATCTTGGTACAGCGCTGCCCAAGCAGTGCCCTCAACCAAGGTGTGATACACCGAGGGATAGCGCTGCTCCAAAGCAACAACCGTTGGCTCCGTTTTAAAAGCCTCTACCGTCGCCATTGTGGCACCGTCGAGAAGAAAACCCCCTGACTGTTTGATACCGTATGTCTGAGCAACTTTGGCACGAACCCGTTCGTGGACCATGAGTGTGTGTTCTGTACGCCACCCTTCTCCCATTTTCGGAAAGTATTTGCTCTGTTGCGAGAACAATTGCGCACGCTGTATCATCCAAGCCCACAAACCCGTGCGCACGATAGTGACGTAGTCAATTTCTGGCACTGGAGGAGCGAGATACACCGGCACCTTGATCGTGCCGGGCGTGTCAATGGCCACCATGACGACTTCATAGGGACCAACACTTGAGATATGAGTGACACTCATACCTGGAAGAACTTTTAGGTCTAGGAATCCAAGGTCGTGATGCAGCGGATAAGGATAGTCCACGCCGTCCGGCGAGAACACGATCATCCCCGTACGAAGCTGTCGGTACCACACTCCTTCCGCTGGCATGCCGCCGACGCTATCTGCGCCAGCCGCACCGCGAAATTTGCGATATACCAGAACAACCTGTGACTTGTAGCTAAGCTCACACCACTTGCGAATCACATCCGGAGTCACTGGGCCATCTCGGGTCCAATAGACATCGATTGCTATCACAGCGTTGTATTGCCGCCCCTCGTCGAAGTCCCGGCGCTCGGTCGTACGACCTGCGTCTCCTGGATACTTCTCGTTCGGTCCTACATGCAATTCCATCTTGCCTCCGGCCACAGAGATTTCGACGCCGTCTACGTCTTTTCCCTGCAAAGCCAAGAGCTTGACATCTCGTCCACTTCCATATATCGAAGCTACCCGCGCTCCGCTCAGCCCGTCAAGTTGACAAGCCACAGCGAGCCGCGTCGCAAGAGCGCGCGCGGTGTGCGAGTATGGATGCGTGATTGCCGGGGCCTGAATCCCCACCACTGGCCATCCCTGCGATTGGAAGTACTGCAATTCATCTCCATGGCATTTCGGGATCGTGACTGAAGCACGTCTCAAGTAACTGCCAATGGTAGGCCACGCGATCGTCTTCGCGCGAATTGCATCCGCTGCAGGAGCAGCAGCGGGACTTTTTTCCACTACGCCGGCGGCGCCGCCTGCGGCAGGTTTCGTTTGAACCTTGTCGTCAGCGTCGTCGTCGTTCTTAAGCGCCTTGGCAGAGCTCGGCTCGATCGCGTGGGTACGCAAACATGCCGCGCCGCGCAGACACTTCCCTTGCGCGAAGTCTCTGCACCATTCTTGCCTGTGGACGTACTTACAAGTGCCTTCCTTGCGAGTACATTTCTCTCCTTTGCGGAACGCATTGCACAGCTTTTCAGCTGCAGCTTTCCCCTGTTCACTAGCGGGTGAACCGCCTGATGTTTTGG